CATTGTATGTGTACATTTTCTTACTCCCGACGGGAGATTTGTCTGAGTCTCCCTACGCATAAGGTGACGCATCGGGCTGACATTTGCAAGGATTCCGCGTGAAAATCGGCGTGTCTAAGCCTTTGGATGATCCTTTAGATGCTCAATCAGCAAGGTACGAATCTCACGGACATCAGTTCGGATGCCATCGGCAAAACCATTGCTGACGGGTCGGGAATTCTTTTCAGCCTTAGCCGCAAATAGTGCAGCGATAGCCGAAATGGTAGCAGCGGCGATCAGTCCGATCGCTGTGATTGCTTCGGTCATTTGGCATTGACGCCAAAATCCGAATCCTTAGGATTCAAATATCGCAAAACTACTGGCACGACCGCTGATGCACCAGCCATTAAAATGGCTTTTGGATCAGTAACTCCAGCCATAAACACGGCTAATCCAGCGGCGATGAATGAACGCAACCAAGATGCGCCAAGTGCTTTCCATTGAGTCATTTTGATTGTCCTAACTTCTCGATCAACGCAGCGGCTTTCGCTGGCGTCAAAGCAATTTCAAAGTGCATTTCATCCTTGCGGTTTCTGTAATCTCCACCCCAAATTAAACCGTATTTTTTAGCCAGCGCACGGATCATCGGTACTTTCTCGATTGGGAATGTTCCTACCTTGCCCAATGGATGTTTCGTGGCGTTTAGATCGATGGCTGTACCGCTTGAATGATTGCTGAGATTTACTGCATCCCCACGAACCTGGCGAAAGCAATACCCCCAATCATCCAAACCACCTTCATCGATCGGCTCGATCAGTTGATGGAATTCAGCTGCGAAACCGACCAGCAATGGTGCAACGGCTTTGGCGCAAGCCAATTTCGTTTTTGTGCCTGGAATCAAAAATGAATCAATTTCGATTTCACTTCGAATTTTTGATGCCGTCCAGCCGTTAGCCGATTTGATCATTTAAGCAATAAAGCCGCTTCATCGGCTGTGATGCCTAAGCGTTCAAGCAATGCTGCTTTTGCTTCGGCTTTGTTTTGTTCATCGGCAATTCGTGCAGCATTTTCGGCTTGCAATTTGTTATATGCCGCAAATTCATCATCGTTCATTTCACGATCAATGATTTCATCGGTTTCTGTGTTATGGATTCGGATCATTGGCTTAGTCATTAGTTCACCCCGTAGATATAGACTGTTCCACCTGAGAAATTGTAATCAGGCGTAAATGTGATGCTTGAAATGGCTGCTGAGCAGTCATAGGTTGCAGTTTGAACCATTGTGCTGACTCCTGCATTTGTAGTACCTACACGACCGCCAGCATTTGTATAAATACTTACCTGATCGGTGGCTGTGTAATTTGGAATTGAAATCTGAGCATTGGCAAGATTTGCTGGAGTAGCCGCTGTATTTGGGCATCCTCTAAATCCTGGCATCGATGTGAAAGCATTGTTATATCCACCACCGACTGACGCATCATCCTTGACGATTTGATTGTACGTATATTTTGAACCAGTATCGCCATTCAAAGTCATTCCGACATTGCCAGCAGTTGCAAGATAAACGCCTTTGACGACAATGAATAAATGTTTGTAAGCAGCTGAAATTGTTGAGATTGTTACCGCTGCACCCGTTAGTGAGGTGGTACTGAGCAATGTTTGACCGCCTGATGGTGCTGCCCACGATGGTGCAGTTGCACCGCCATTGACGGTCAATACCTGTCCAGCAGTACCAATGCCTAATCGTGTGACCGCACCTGATCCAGTTGCGTAAATTACATCGCCAGCAGTTGTCACCGTTGATTTTGGTACGGCTGCTGCTGCTAAGTCATAGGATGTTTTTACGCTGTTTGGTGTTGCAGCAGTTGTCGTCGATGTTGATGATGTCGAATCAGTAAGTTGAACCGCACCTGATTGGGTTGTCGATGATGCCTGGATTCCGACGGTGATTTCACCTGATGTGCCGCCACCTGTCAGCGGTGACGTCGCTGTGATGCCAGTGATGTCGCCTTGATCGTTATTGATCCAGGTGAAATCCATATCGGCATTTGTAGCCTTCGAAAGAATTTGACCAGTAGTGCCACCAAGCAGATCAGCCATCGATGATGCGACCGCCTGACCAAAGACTTCAAAGTCAGCAGGTAAATCCGTGACCAAATCTGTATTTGTCGGCATTTGCCAGTTGAATGGGGTTGTTGGATTGCTCATATTTTCTCCTTATGCTACGACTAGCGCATTTTCCCACGTGAGTGTGTTCGTGATGGTGTTCCAGGCTTCCGACACGCTGACTTCTTGCCACTTCAAAGCCTGGATTGAATAAGCCAGCGGCGACAATAAAGCCGTCACTGAAAGCGTGTTATACCCTGCTGAGAATTGCCAGCCTTCGACGAATCCAAGATATTGACCCGATGTCATATTGTCTGGCATTTCCGAAATACGCAATGGCAATCCCATAAATATGTTAATCATCGAATCTCGATCGGCGTCATCTAATTCGGGGTTTGTCAGTTCATAGGTAATTGACTGCATCATCGGCTGTGGAAATGCCCTGAGTGTCAAATAAAATGCAGCCTGAGATTCGGCATCAACCTGATCGTGCAGGGTGGTCGTAATAATCTGAGCCAATCGACCAAATACTGCCACCGAATCCAAATCCTCATCGGAAACTTCACTGCTCGAATTTGTGCCATATTTGATTGTTACGTCATTTCGTACATCGCCTGATCGAGTTTGAATCTTGATTCCAGCGGCTAAAGCCTGAGCAGCTGAAACGTCCACATATCCATTCGTCGCAAGGTATTGGGTTCGATGTGTGGAATCCGCGTATGAAATCTGCCCCTGGGCATTTTCGTAAATGTAACCAAGCCCTGATGTGGCAAGTGCTGAAACCAAAGAATATACATCCGTCGAATTGGCTGATCGAGCCGCTAGATCATAGTTTCCAGGTGTGTCAATCTCACCCAATCCGACATTCTGAGCATCTGCCCACGTTTCGATGGCTGGTGTGTAATTGCCCCACGTCAAAGCGGCTGGCACTTCCGACCAGTTATTGATCAGCAAATCTGTCAATACTTCAAGAATTTGATTTCCGTCAAAGTCACGATTGAGACTGGTCAGCCATAAGGCTTTCGGTAGCCGTGAAAGCGCACCCAAAGCGACGATCGATATGACCTGATTGATTGCAATCGATCCACCTGATGTCACCTCGATGGAGACGTCGGTGACTGATCCACCCCAAATTGGCACGAATGTACCTGTTGAATCCTGGATCGATACACCGACTGAATCATTGATGTTGATTGTGACCTGAGATTGCGTGACGTTATAGATTTGGAGATTGCAATATCCTGCCTGAGCCTGTTCATAAATATTGGATCGACCGCTGGTCGCCGTTAAATTTGCCAGTACATAGTTTTCATACGAAACGCCATTGATTGTCAGTTGCCAAATAGGATTCCAAAGCGTCATCAGAATACCAATGCGGCTGCGCCGTTTGTGCCTCGATAGTAAGAATTGTTCAAAACGTTGATGATGCTTCGGGCTGTACCTTCGGGATCGATTGCACCTGTGACGTTCAAATTGATGACCGTGTTTCCACCCAATGCGCTATTTGGAATGATCGATCCGTTACCTGATGGCGTAAATAATTCTGGACCACGTTCACCGACAAGATATGACGTGCCACCCATCACTGGACCTCCAGCGGCTCGACCACCACCGAAAACGTTATCAATAGCACCGCCAATAGCCTGGGTGACTGGATTGTTTTTGATGAAATTGACCATTGCTTTTATAGCATTGAAAGCAGTATTGACCACGCTGACCAGGTTCGCAAATAGATCAATAACAATACCAATGGCTGTACCTAACACATTGAAAGCCGATCCCAATATTTTGCCCACGACTGGCGCATACACATCACGAATGAATGTTGCAACGGTTTTGAATAATTCAAGCAGGGGCGCTAATTTGTCTTTGTTTTCCACGATTTTTGCAGTGACCTTTTCAAATGCTGATCGCAATCCATTGATGATAGGCGTCAAAAATGTTTCAATCGCTGGAATCACGAAATCGGTGATAAAAGCCCAAATCGCTTGAAATGTAGGAATAACGTATTCACGAATGTAATTTGTCAATGCTTCAAAAATTGGAGTAAGTTTTGGACCAAGTTCCTCGGCTAATGCCTGGATCGTTGGAATTACTTTATTGACGAAACCATCAACCATTGGAGTGATTGCATCCAGTACGAATGCCCCGACTGTTTCCTTGCCTTCATTGAAAGCGACTTTGAGCCGATCCATTTTGCCAGCAAATGTGTCAGCCTTTTCAGCTGCTTGACCACCAAATGTTTCAGCCAGTTTTGCGGTAATTTCTTCCATCGACATTGTTTTCAATTCGGCTGCCGATAATCCGATGCCTAATTTTGCCAGGGATGCGGCGTTGCCTTCCTGCGCTTTCGCCATTGCATTTGTGACGGCTTCAAGTGATTTTCCACTACCTGCTGCCACATCGATGGCGACTGATTGTAATTTCAGCGCAGCATCAGAATCATTTGTGGCTCTGACTAGTCTTTCAAAACTCGGACGCAATTCGTCATCGGTCAAGCCAGTCAGCAGTGAGGTTTTAAGTATCTGAGATTCAACCGCTGCGATTTGTGCATTTGTAGCGCCAGTGACATTGACCAATGTGGTCGCCAATTTAGCCTGAGCCGCTTCATCCTCGATCGCAGACTTCACGCCATCGACCAGCAGTTTGCCAGCATAAGCGGCAGCGGCTACGCCAGCGGCTGCAAATGCAGCGCCAGCAACCTTGCCAAATTTTCCTACTTTGTCACCAAATGTCGAAACTTCGGTCGTACCTTGATCCAGGCTTTTCTTTAGATTGTCGATGTCACCTAATATGGAGAGTTTTAGCGTTCTTGATCCTTGACCAGCCATCACCACTCCTTCGCAATTCTAGTAAAACCATTTTCCCATTCGTTTATGATATACGGCTGTTCGGCTCGCAGTGTTGGGTAAATAAACCATCCGCGTGATCCGCGACCTTCTCGACCTGACCACACTGGAAATTGCTTGAATTTGTTTGATCCAAATTCTGATCCACCCCAAAGATCACGGGTAGTTGCACCACCCGAATACTTTTGCGATACGTAACCGAATGAAATTTCACCAATTTTGCTGGATTTGCTGACCTTTGATCCTTCGGCAATTCGACTGGCGACATTGCTTGATTGCAACGATCCAGCAGCCGATTTGATTTTGCCCTGCAAATATTCAGCCAGCGCATTTGATACACCTTTGGCTTCCTGGACTGCTTGATCGTCCATTGCTTTGAAAGCACCGACGATTTTGCGCAGATCGGATTTGTCATAGGCGATTGCATCCTCAGCCATTTCGTTTCTCCAAAATCTCCAGTGCCGTGTAAATATCCTCAGCGGATGTCCATTCAGTCATCGGAATATGCGTGGCAATCGCTAGTTCGATGACTAGTCTGCTGAGACTGCCTCGCTGATGGCTTTTGGGTCTTGATCGACGAACCTCACGTCTGAAACGGTTTCGGTCCACACTTCATACGGCTTGACTGGCTTTCCAGCTGATTCACGTTTCATTGCGTTATATGCAAGGAATAGTAAATCGCTAATGCCGATTTCATTTGCCTGTTGAATTGTTTTGCCTGTCTTAATTTCCCATTTCATCCATTCAGGTGGTGCAGCCACATAGGTGGCTACATCACCAGATTGATATTCGATTGTGATTGCTGTTTTCATACTCCCGATCTCCCTTGTTTAATCTAGTACTGGCGTGGTCACGCAAGTGAATGAAAGTGATGCTGTTAAAGCGTCAGGTGCAGTTCCACCTAATTGTGGGAATATTGGTTGAACGCTGAACGCATAAGCAACGTCGTGGACTGTCAGTACGACTGGCAGTGCATCATTTGGTGTAGTTGCAGCAGCGTTCCAAAGTGCTTCACACAATGATCCAGCAGCGCCGAAATCTTGCAGCATTTCGACTGCAAAAGTACCCTGCGAATCCGTCGTGTAATATGCTTTTCCGTCAAGTGTCTGATATGTATTGATTGTTGAATCAATAGTCAGTGTGGCGGATGTTGCTTGCGCATCAAATACATCACCATCGATGGTGAATGTGATCTGTCTGCCCGTGATGATGTTTGTTGGCATTTTATCTCCTAGTTATTGATTTGGGTGTAATAAGTCGAAACACTGAGATCAGCAACAAGCAGATTCGATGCACCGACTGAAACTATTGACGGTCTCTGAACGTCACCGACGACGTACCCTGAGGGCATAGCCCCCAAAATGCTGATGATTAGGGCTTCAAGTTGATCCAAAGCGCCTGAGTTGCTGTTGTTAGCCACGGCAGCCGTGACGACGAAATTGACCTTGACCTTTGTGACCGCACCGTTGATCAGTACGCTTTCAAGCCAGGGTGAATCGGGAATGATTACGCAAGCAGGTGGAATCACTGCTTCGGGTGCTACGGGATACACGGATGCAGCGACGCCAGCAAGTGCAGTCGCCAAATCATTGCGTACATCGAGCAGTGTGGTCATTGGCATATTGAATCCACATCGTAAAACGCTGAAATCAAGCCGATGACACGATTCTGCAATGATCGACCCATTCGATATGGAGTCGGTGCAAAATCAACGCCTTCAATTTGTCCTCCTGGCGCTGTGATGCTCTGAAAAATCTCTACTGAAACGATCAGAATTGCTTTGTTGATTGCTGGCACATTTGCATAAATTTCAGCTGCTGAGCCGCCATCAAGTGTGATCGTTCCCGCTGGAATGACGGGTGTCAAAATTCGATCGGCTTCATTTACGGTTGCAGTGACCTGAAAGGGTCTGACGGAATGATCACTGACTGTATATGGTCCATCGAGTCCGTTACCTATTCCAGCGAGTACGACCTGTTGCCCCTGGACGAAATAATTTGGACGCAATGTGTCGATGTATAAAACGTCATCGGCGATGCGTGTTGAAACTACTGCGCTTTGATATTGCGTAAGCATCGGCAAGATTGTGATCTCAGCCGAATCAATAATTGAATCAAGATATTCGTCAGAAAAAAGGGATTCGGAAACACCAAGCACCTGACGCAATTCATCTGCGGTGACAATGTTTGGCATTTCCGATCCTCTCGTCTGCTCGGCTAGTTCGGGAGTGACCTAGCCGATGATTAGTTTTTATTAGTCAGCAAAACGGTATGCGCCGTAGCCAATTTTCGTGGCTGTTGCGCCATAGCCGTACATAAGAATTCCGATTGAACCATCTGAAATGATGTTCGTGCGGAGTTCTAGACGTGGGGATTCGTACCAAGTGTATGAATCGCGGTTGATGACGTACATTGAATTGTCACCTGTACCTGATAGCGCAGTATCAACCCAAAGATCAAGTCCATTGACTGATCCACGGAGTGAACGTGGCTGAGCATTTCCTGCCGCATTTTGAGGTTGCAGCGCATTGTAAATTGGTCTGCCATCGACGTTGAATGACATTATGCGACCCCACATTGCAGGTGAGACCACGATGGCATCAGCAAATTTATGTGTTTGCTCATAAACGTAAACTGACGCAGTTGAAACCCACGCGAGCAATTCCTCAGCTGTGATGTCTGATCCATATCCTGTTGATGCTGTTGCTGAATTTGCAATGATTTGCGCTGAGTTATATTCATTGGTCGCACGTGCATATTGCGCAGTGAGATTTGAAATCAATTCGGTGAAAAATAGTGGATCGCTGCGATCTGCTAATTCCACGGACATAACCTGGCTGCCCTTGAACGATTTGACATCCACGTTGATGAATTCTGATTCCATAACTGTTGGAGTCACTGGATCGAGTTCATCAATCTGTGAAACATTTGGCAGTACGGTGATTTTAGGAATCTGAAAAACGAGTCCTGCGCCAGGCAGTGTTCCCGTTGAAATCGAATCGATTGAGGCTCTCACGTTGTCTGCTAAGCCGTTTACGACCTCGCGGAGTTGGCGTGTTGGGATCAATCCTGGATTATCTGTTGATGCTGTTGCTGCTGCGATGTATGCACGTGATGTTTCTGATCCACGGGCTGCTGCAACCTGGTGCATCAAAAATGTTTCAGGTGATACGACTGGGTTGCGTGATGCGATGAAATTGACTGGCTTTGGTGCTGCTGCTGCTTGTACTTCTGCTGCCGCTTCTACCGTCTCGGCGGCAGTTGGCTCTGTGACGGTGTTTTCCACGACGTCTCCTTCTGTTGATGGTGTGGGTGGTACTTCCGCGTCATCGGATGATGTCTCGGAATCTTTTGGTTCGGTAGTCGCTGCGACATTTGATACACGTGCTGAATCAAATGCAGGATTATGCGTCAAAGCGACACCGACCAAATCTGCTTTACTGACGACCATTGTGCCGTCCTCGTTATATCCGAAATCGATTGCGTTTGCTTCAACGCTGAATCCATCGCGTAGTCCGTCCATTGCTTCCTGGATCGCATCTGATCCAGCAGTCGTTTTGGAAATCTTGAATGTTGCATTGATTGATTTTCCATCAGGTGAAAGTTCCATCGCCAAAGTTTTGCCGATTGGACGTGCTGAATCGTGTTCAAGATTTAATTTCACATTTGCTGGACTGATCGATCCTGCTTTGAATAATACTTTACCTGTTGATGCTTTGGCAGCGGTATCAAATGCGACGATTTGTCCAGTGATAGTCCGTGCCTCTGAATCAGCGGCGGTGATTGTGAATGGAGTATTTACCTTCATTTGATTAGTTCCTCTGATTGTCGGATTTCATCGATTGTGATTGCTGGATTGCCCTCAGCATCCACGATCGAATTCAGGATTTTGTAAATATTGGCACGTTCAAGATCGCTGCCGCGTAAGTAATCTGATAAATCGTATTTGACCTGTTGCGTTGATGGAATGAAATCAGGCATTGAAAGTCTTTCGGTAATGCTTGTCATCAGCGGAATAAGTGAGAAATCCAGCAAAGTTTGGCGCTGAGTTGTCGCGTTGCTATAGGTCATCGATGATCCAGTTTCGGCATCGACGTAATATGCAGGGATTCCGCAAGCACGTGCAATTTCAGTAGCGATGTACGATCTCGCAGCTGCTAATTGTAATTTTTCAGGATCAAATCCGACTGTCTCCAAAGTTACGTCAGCATTTAGAAACGCAGTGCCACGATTGCGACGTGCTGTGGACCAGGAATCAAGCAATTTCGCAATTCTGTCAGCAGGTAAAGCCGTGCCGTTGGATTTCAACACCATTGATGGAATTGGCTCACGTGCGTACATCGCAGCGGCACGTTCAAGTTCCGCACCCGTGCGGATTGTTCGACCTGCTCGATTCAGCACGCCTTCATCGTTTCCGTTAAATACGACCAATGATCCAATACCTGAATTCGGTACTGGCGTGCCATCGACCATATAATATTCAATTTCAGTGGCAAGCGAATTTGTTTGAATGGTCACGCGTGATGGTGAAACGCGTTGCACGCTGCGCACCCGATTTGTATCGGAGAAAAATTCTGTGATCTGCCAATACCCATAGCCATATAGCAGAATGTCCTCTAGCGTCCACACATAAGTCGCTGATCCTGGCACACGTGGATCAGGTGTACGGATAACACGTGGCAGTGCATCCTCGATTTCCATTCCAGTGGATCGATCAATGACTTCAAGTCCGATCGATGCGATTGATGAGCAAATAATGTTTCTCGCACGTGCCGCCGTTGGAATTGACATAAATTCCTCACGGGTTGCAGTGTTAGCACCGCCGAAAAATGGCGTCAATGAATCCAGTGATGTGACTGGACCAAGTTGCGCAGATACGTCAGGTGATTGCGGCGTTGCCACCGTTTCGATCTGACGCGTTGCAAATATGTCGCGAATTCCCATTTGCAAATTTTCTCAGTGGGATACCACTATCCGACCATAATGTCGGTTTCCGTCTCTGGGCGTGTCGCGAAATGTGTCGCGAGCGCCGTCGCCACACTGGCGCACACCGCCGTTTGACTGGCACGCCTTCCAATAACCCAACCGCCATCACCGCGACGCAGTTGAACCGCTGAAAGCATTTGGGCAGTCAGTTCGGGTTGATTCGTATGACGCAACCTGCCCGAATTTATAGCACCAAGCAATTCGTCACACGATTGAGGATATGACGCGTCCATATCGTAGATCGGGATTCCTGCTGGCTGTAATCGAGCCGCTACCGCACCGCTAGTTTTGCGGCTATAAAGCAAATGTTCGATGGGATACTTTCGGCAGTAAAACGCGGCGTCATTTGCCACGGCTCGATCGTCTAGTTGCCTTTCGTTTTCCCACGTGTGCAGCAGTTTCACAATAAAGCGTTCATCGCCTAATTTCTGCGCACCGACCAGCGCACAATGCTTTCGGTCAGGTGAAATGTCCAAAGCCAGCCAGGTGAGTTTCTCAGGATCAAGATCGACGTCAGGATCGGCACATCCATCCCACGCGGCTTGACTGATGATCGACGAAATTGTCTGCACCCACCTGCATAAAACCTCGGTTTGTACGACTTCGGGTGGGTCTTTCAAAACGCTGCGAATATTGTCGATGTGGATCGTATGACCCAAAGCAGGATTTGCCATTGCAAAATTTTCATCCGTCAAAGCGTCGGATGCACCTGACCACTCGAAATATCCGATGTCATCAACCACACCCGACGCAGCGGCGATTCCCCGTTCGCGTAGCAAATTTAGCACCTTGCTGTGTTGGTCGCCAGCGTTCGAATATGTCATCACCATCGGATTTTTCGCCGCAAGTAATGTGTACCGCAATGATGCAAATGATTCGAGTTCGTGCATCTCACGCAATTCATCCAGGTGTACGGTTTCAGGTTTCGAGATACCGCGAGCAGCTGAGCCGCCAGCCTTGATGATGAATCGATTGATGCCCGTCGATCCCTGGACTTCGATTTCCTCACTGCCGTGTGACCATCGGATTCGCTTTACACGTTTGGCAAGATCATCGGATGATTCGATCAGATTTACCAGCGCACGGAATTGTTCCAATGACGTCGCCAATCGGTGAGCCGATGCCACCTGCAACGATTCATCCCAATGGAATAAGCCCATCAAGATACGCGAAAGCATCAGGGTTGATTTTCCTGACTGCCTGGCTACGACGATGCAATTCAGTGGGGTTGCCCATCTCCCGTCAGGCTTGACTTTGTGGGCGTGAATCGCCACGTATTTTTGCCACGGCATAAACCCGTCAGGAAAGATTGTGTCAGCGAAATCGATCAATTCCTGACCCCTGGATGGCAAATCATTGACTGGCGTGTGGATTCTAGGCGTAGGACTGCCAATGAGTAGGGCTGATGACGGCTCTAAAACCGATAGCAGCCGATCTGAGCCTGTTTCGACCTGCTGATGACTATCTGACACCTGAACCGCCTTGATCGTGACTTATAGACACGTTTTCGGGGATATAACGTTCAGGGAGAGTCGGGGGTGTCAAAGGCTGTTCAAAAAAACGACCACCTTTACGTAAATTGCAATTTTCACACAATACCTGCAAATTCTCCTCTAAGTCTGATCCACCCAATCGCTTTGGCACTATGTGATCGATGTGCATCTTGCTTTCAGTATCTCCACACTGCTGGCAGCAATGACCATCCCTTGCAAGTATGCGTTCACGTATGCGTCGCCATCCCTTGCGATCGCTAGCCTTCCACGCCTTGCTCATCAGTAGTATCCATTCGCTTTGTGAAACGTCCAGGCTTTACACATTGAACCATATCGATGATTGATGTACTTAATCGTTGCGTCAATCTGACGATACGCATCCAGGTTTCTATAGTGCTGTGAACGCATTTGCCCTATCCCGTAGTGACTTCCGTTTTTAGCAGCTGGATTCCAGGTTCGATTCTCTTTATAGATTATCTTGTTAAAGCATTGATATTGCACATCATTGATGATCCTTGAATGTGCATACAATTTGTAGTGATCGATGTTGGATGCTGTTGCGTGTTGCATCTGTACTGAAAGCAAGCCTATACATAGGCATAACTGTGGCAATAGCCGAATACGCCTAAGCGAGCAATCCGCCTCAGCGGCTCGCTTCAAGCGAATCCAGCGTACCGAACGAGTCAAATACATTGCAAGAATGTGGATAAGTTGAACGGGGCTTCGGCGTGTTGTCCACAAGTTATCCACACCCTTCATTGATGACCCCATCCCGTACCCTTGAAATGGATTGGCGTTGATGTCCAAATCCGTTCCATTGTGATCAAGCAATACGGGCATCCAGGTGGCGTGAGATCAGCATCGAAATCAGCCTTGATTGGACTGATTGTGCCGCACACTGGGCATTTGAATTCATAAACTGGCATCTTGCACCTGGAATGATTGGATGCCTAATACGCCGCAAGATAGACATTCCACGCAGTGAACGTATGGCGGCAGATTGTCTGCAACCTTGACGATTTTGTGATCGGTGGATTTCTTTTCAACGCGACAATCAAGCCTGATAATTTCTAGCATAGATACTCCGATTCAAATTTTCGATGGGATTTAAGTCTGACGGATTGATCCAATATGAGCCATCACTGCGCTGCCTGGATGGACGACGTGCCATACCAATGACGATCCAGCCCACAATGTAGTAATTGGGTGAATTACCCGTGACCAGCACGGCAATGTCATCGGCTCGATCTCGATCACGCAAGATCAGACATCCAGCCTTCCAGGGTGTGTGCTTGACTTCAAGATTCCAGCCGACATCAGCCTGATTTTTGAATGTATTGACGGTGGGTTTCCATTCATCAATTTGAAAGTATTTGGCGACTGCATTTTCGGCACCGATTGATTCAGCCATTCGTGCAATATCCTGAAATAAATTCAGTTTTTGTACCGAATAATCCGTCAATCCTTCCGCACCGACGGCTCGATCAAACGCTGCTTTGGCGCACATCATTTCCTCATCGTGATTGAGTTTGATTGGAATCATTTACATTCCTGACATAACCAAATCATCGTCAATCCCTGTGATCCGTCATATCGACCAAATTCCAATGGCTTCCATCGTTCGCATTTGTCACACCAATCGATTGAAATTGGATTCTGCTCTTTGATGACCGTGCCATCGATCTTGAATGTAGTCTGCTCGCCAGTGCTGAGTCTTGTCATTTTCATTTCACCCACGATCACACCTGTGGCTTCCACTGCATATCAGCTGCTCTGACGTACCAAAGCGGTGCGCATTGAGTTGCCTTCGACTTTTCGGTGCAGGAATAATTTGCCCATTCCTTGCCTGTTTTCTGCGATACGCCTTCACGCCATACACGATGCCCGTGGACGCATTTTGGCGCTTCGGGTACGAGTTCCCCACCTAACTGTGTTTTGATCTCATTGATGGCGCTTGACGCCGTGGTGAAACCATCCTCACCAAATGGACGTGACCAGGGATCATCATCGATGAACGCCTTTGGCAGCGTTTCTACCTGTTCCATTGATTCCCGACTGGGCTTTGTTTCTGTACCCAAAACCACGCTTGCGCAGCGTCCGATTGCACTACTGACTGTATCCTCGACGTACCATCGTTTCATTTGGACGTTATAGGCAGTGACCATTCCGTGTGCATAATCGATGGCTGCTGGCTTTTCATCCTCATAGTGACGGAATATGCGGCACTCGATCAGGATGTATCCCTTTTCAGGATTCCAGTCGATGATCGATGTCTCGATGCGGTTCGTTGGGTAGGTGGCGTGCAGTCTGATGACTTTTTGATTGACCGTTTCGTATCCGTCCAGGAATGACATTATTTGATCCCCTTACGTCCAGCGATCTTGCCACGAATAAATCCTTCAACCTGACCTGATTTGAATCCGATTGTGTATCCAGCAGTAAAACCAATCAAGATGCCAAATAGCATCCACATTGCCGTTTCATTGAATGTGTACATTTTCTTACTCCCGACGGGAGATTTGTCTGAGTCTCCCTACGCATAAGGTGACGCATCGGGCTGACATTTGCAAGGATTCCGCGTGGAATTCGGCGTGTCTAAGGCTTTGGATGATCCTTTAGATGCTCGATCAGCAGGGTTCGAATCTCACGGACATCGGTACGGATGCCATCGGCAAATCCATTGCTGACGGGTCGGGAATTCTTTTCTGCTTTAGCCGCAAATAGCGCAGCGATCGCGGAAATGGTAGCAGCGGCGATCAGTCCGATCGCTGTGATTGCTTCGGTCATTTGGCATTGACGCCAAAATCCGAATCCTTAGGATTCAAATATCGCAAAACTACTGGCACGACCGCTGATGCGCCAGCCATCAAAATTGCCTTTGGATCGGTAACTCCAGCCATAAACACCGCAAGTCCAGCGGCTATGAATGAACGCAACCAAGATGCGCCAAGTGCTTTCCATTGATTCATTTTGATTGTCCTAACTTCTCGATCAACGCAGCGGCTTTCGCTGGCGTC